CTTTTTCAATTCAAGTTCATCAAGCAATTTATTGAAATCTGCTGCACTCCCTCTACCTGTCGGAAACTCTTTGAATATTAATTTACCCTTGATATTCCTACTCTTCTCTTCAAGTTTCTTCTTGAGCATATTTGTAGGAACTTCATCAAGTTCATTTATTTTTATGTTTAGTAGATTAGCATCAATCCTTCTCGCAAGTTCTTCTTCACTCATTTCAAGGGTGATATACAGAACGTTCTTTTGACTAGCAAGACAATGTGCTGCGAAGTCAGTCATAAAGAAAGACTTACCAACATTCGTTCCTGCCATAACAACATTCAATGTCTTCGAAGCAATCCCACCTCTTGTGACTTTATTGAATAGGTCAATCCCAAAAGGTATCTTCTTTTCATCTTTCTTGTTGTAGTATTCAAATCTAGCATCGGCATCTTCTATGTAATCATGACCAAGTTCAATCTTGAATGTGACTGCTAACGCCTGTTTCAGAATATCTGGGATGATGTTTTTATTTTTCTTTACCGTACCATCAATAATGGAAATAGACTCTATAACCGCATTATACACAGATTTCTCTTGACACCAAATTTCGGTTTTTGTCAATAACCATTCTTCATCGGAAGTTTCGATATCGAAAAGTTCAATAACAATTTTTTGACAATCTTCGACATCCTTGTCTGTCATTTGGATTGTTTGAACTTCTGTCAATAATTCGTCTTTTACTGGGGCACTCTTATATTTTGAAATATGTTTCTTAACTATTTCAAAAATATTCAATTCTTTCTTATCATGAAAATATTCAGGATGAAGATGTGGGAAAGCTTTCTTTCTGTAAGAATCGTTTTTGAGAATCCCCGATATTATGATTCTCTCAACTCGCATTATTCCTCCGTTGTATCTGTTGTTCCGTAACTATATCTTTTTATCACATATTCATCTATTTTGTCAAGTACTTCTTTTGTGAAATACTTTTCTGGGGAATCATAGATTGCTTTTGGGTAGAGTTTAGATTCTCCGACTAGAATCCTTGTTCCACTTTTTTCAAAAACTCCTGCTTCCAGAGCAAGGTCTATCATACCGTGATATCTATCAAGACCTTTTTCAAAGTCAATTTTAGTTTCTATATTTGAACCCTCTTTGGTGAATCTGGATTTCTCCATCTTTATCTTTACGATGTTTCCGACTTTCTCTGTTCCTTCTTTTACTTGCTTCTTACTTAAAAGAGCAATGCTGGAGGCGGCATATTTGAGACCACCACCCCCAGCAGAGGTTTGAGTAGGAATAAAACTACCAACACTTGTATAAGTATGGTTGGTAATAAGAAGAGGAACATTTGCTCTTCCAAGTTTGAGAGTGAGAACTCGGAAAGCAGAACGGATCAGTTTAGGTCTCGTAAAGTCCGCTTTATCGGATCCAGAAGTTGTATCATTTACTTCTTTTGTTGTGGATAACATACCCAAAGAATCAAGACACATCAATAGAGAAGGTCTCTCTGATTCTTTTATAGCAAGATAGGCATCTAAAATCCTAACTGCTTGTGATTTGAATTCTTCAATTGTTGCGACAGGGAAGATTGTTATTCTGGAGGAATCAATTCCACGAGAGTCAAACATTCCTTTTTCAAGAGCATTCTCAGTTTCAAAAAATAGAACTCTTCCTTCGGGTTTGGAAAGAAGAAAGTTCTTCACAGCCTCAAAAACGAAAAAAGTCTTCCCTGTCGCCTGTTCACCTGCATAAGCAGTAACTTTATTTCCTGGAAGTCCTTTATAAATTGAACCCGAGATGATAGCATTCAATGTGTAACTTCCAGTATCGATATACGTTTGTGTTTCATCCATATCGCTGGCATTCTGAGCAAACTCATTACCAGCAGCAGAAATAATATTAGCAAAATCCATATTTTTAACTCCTATAGTATTATAATAACATATCTTTTAGAAAAAGTCAAATAAACTTGAAGATTTTTTCATCTGCCATCCTCTAGCATTTACAATATCTTTGACTGCTTCTGTGAAAGCTTTTTCCCATTGTCGTTCGTAGTCAATAAATTCTTGAAGTTCGAACTCCTTTGGAAGAATATCTTTGATGGCAAAAACTGTATCGAAAACAGGGTTCGGTTGTTTCAGATAACAGAACTTGATTTTTTCACCCTCTTCAATCTTTTCATACTTCTTTTCAAGGTTCTTTTCTTTTAGAAACCTATTATAAAGTAATGCACCCTTTACGTGGATAGGTGTCCCCTTCGTATAGAGAGTATCCTGACCTGTATATTTTCTAATATTATTGACACCCCTAGGAAACATAATATCCTCGGCAGGTGCCTTCATAAAACTATCTCTGGCAGTATCCAAAAAATCAAAAAGTTCTTCCTGATTACCATTCATCAGAATGTTAATAGACTTCTTGATGTTATCACGACAGATGGCAGGAGTGGAACTCTTGACAGCAGATATACCCATCATTTTGAGTTTGGGTTTTTCATATCTCACACCCTCAGAATCAATAACATTGAGAACATAATGCTTCTTACCGACCCATATCCCTTGGTCTGCAATAACCTCTCTCTCCATAATCATCTTCTGCTTTGGGCAATTGAGGTAATCCTTCAATTCATCATAGAACTGTTCCATATAGGGTTGAATCTCGTTCTGAGATATGATATTCAGATTATCTGTTATTTCAGACTTATCTTTTGTATCCATCTCACCAACATAATCGGAAAGGTCAAGATATAACGAATCTGTGTCAGAAGCAATCACGAAATCTTTTTCATCATTACCAAACCTTTTTCGCAGAAACTCGTTCATCTTTTTCTCTGCCCAACGAATGACCAACTGACCAGAGGTTGTGATACCTTCTGCTATACGAACATCAAAGAAACGAAAGAAACGATTACCAATAGCACCATAAGCAGAGTTCAATTGAATCTTCTTAACCAACTGAAGATTGTAATACTTATCAGCAAGCATTTTGGTATTATAGTCTTTTGTTCTCTCATACTCTTTTTGGAGTTTTATCATCTGCTTTTTGTATTTCTTTCTATCCTCATACATCTTGGACATCAGAGCAGGTAAAATACCAGTTTTAGTTTTATCATAGACAGAACCATTTGCCATCATAGATTCATTATCGTTTATCTCAGGTTCGCAAACTTCATTAAGTAGGTCATTTACAGTTACATCCTCATTTTTTCTTTTGAGTGTTTCTGGAGAACTATTCCACTGCATAATAATATGAGGGTATAAGGAGTTCAAGTCAAAAGAAGTGACCCACTCATAGTATCCAACTTTAGGTTCTTTAACATAAGCACCCTCAAAAGGTTGAGAAGGTTGTTTGATTTTTGGAGGGACAACAATTTTATACTTTTTTAGAGCATTGAAAATAATAACGTCCCACATACGAACTTGAAAGAAGGTATCGTCATAATTCACCTTGGCATCATAAGCCATAGTCTGGACCATCTCGATGAAACCAAGTTTCTCTTCAAGACGCACAATCAACTCAACGTCTTTTACGTTATATTCAATAAACTTCTGATAGTCTTTCTCATATAAATCAAAAAGTCCTGCATACTCAGAATAGTCCAACTTCTTTTCACCAAGTTCAACGAAAGCAATATGGTCTAATCGATAACTTTCCTGATTAGTAAAAGTAAATTTCTTATACATTTCAAGATAGTCTAAATCAGAGACTCCCAGGATATTGTAAGTTTGTTGAGTTCCCCCAGATGGTCCAGCACTTTGATATTTTTGAACCAATCTTTCTCTGACTATACCGAAAGGTGAGAATCTTTTAGATTGTTTATCACCCAGAAGATTTTTAATTCGATTCACTAGATAGGGAATATCAAAAAACTTTGTGTTCCAACCAGTGATAACATCAACTTCAAAACCTGACCAAAACTTGATGAAAGCTTCTAAGAGTTCGTGCTCGGAGTTGAACCTTTTATAGTAAATCTTCTCTTTATGAGGTTTGTATTCTTTGAGACCAAAAACAAAATAACTATTACCATCGGAAAGTGTTATTGCCGTAACTGGTTCAGATGCTTCTTCTGGTTTAGGAAAACCATTTTCAGAAGAAACCTCAATATCAAGATAAAGTTTCTTAACTAAACTGGGATCAAATTCAATCTTATCAGGCCACTCGTCGGCAATGTAAGAATATTCAAAGTTCGCCATGCCATAGTAATCTTCTTTGGTGCTATTTTGAAAACACTTATCTTTTGCTTCTTGAAGATTTTGGAAAACCACTTTTTTGAGAGGTTGTCCGTAAATATCTTTATAAGGTGTTTTCTCACCAACATTAGATTTCATGAACATTGAAGGTTGATAAGAAACTCTATCTATAAACCTTTTACCATTGTCTATCCCTTTTACTAATATTTTATTGTTAATAGAATTAACACTTGTATAGAAACGCATAAAACCTCACTTTGATTACTATTATAAACTAATAATGTAAAAAAGTCAAGGTATTTATGCCATAACAGGGGAAGTTATTATTCCAGAAGTCATCCTTCGATATTCAGATTCAATTTGTTCTTGAACCGTATAAAATAAAACAACATCTTGAGTGC